TTTATATTAGCTGACCCGATGCAAACCGATTTAAAAAGCGAAAATGCGCAGGGAGGCTTCGAGGGTCTATCTCATATATTCTCTGATGAAGAAAGTCTCAAAATGGGGGTTTATTCGTTTGAATTTTCGGAAGAAGACATAATGAGATCAGAGCTAGTTAAGTTCTTAATTAAAAAAATTCACAAGTTTGCGGAGGAGGAGTAATGCACCAAGCGCTGAAGCGGGAGTTCGACAACCTTAAAACTCTAGCAAATAAGAAGGGGAAAACTATCGCTCTCATGGAGTCTAATTTGGAAAACGTAATTTTCATCTCCTCCGGAAAGAAGCTGGTTTGCTTGGTCGTTCGGGAAGAAGAGATTCACAACATATTAACCTGTTTCAAGGTTAACTTAAAAAAGTGGGAATGGGCTGAAGCGGAAGGGTTTTCTATCTCAGACGGGCTACCCAAAGCCCTGCAATCGGAGATCTTAATAAAGCTCCCGACGCCTAGCGAATACTTGGGGTATCTAGACCTCTGATAACATTGTTACACTTTTTAAGTTTTTGTTTATTTATTTTTGTAAAGATTCTTTCTTTTATTTATAATAAATTATAATGAAGATCTATTGCCAAAAATGCGGAGCAAAAGTCGAATATTCGGCAAGTAACAAACCGAAGTTCTGTCATAATTGTGGTTCATCATTAAGCCTTGGCTCTAATGTAGGTCGGGACTCGCAGCACGAAGAACCTCATCAAGAGGAGGAGGAAAGTGACGCTACAAGCGTGCCCAACATCCAAGAACTAGAGGTTGACATTCAAACGGAAAGTGCATCAACCGAAACCATCGGGGATTTAGCTCTTCAACAAGTGGAAGAAAACACAAACCCCATACAATATCCAACTCCTAAAAGCCTCAAAGGAGAATCTCTAAAAGAGCTTGAAAAAGAGGCGGGATCCTTAAGGAAGAAAGGTTCGACTAATGAAACTTAATTTTAACTTAAGGGATGAAAAAAGTTACCCGAAAAAAGAAACCAACATTTGAAGAAAGCTATGACTTCATTAATCAAGAAATAAGGAAGAGGAGAAAGAAGTGGTGCTTAACATCTTTAAATTGGATAGACTACGATGACGTTGCTCAAATCGTAAGGACTCATATCTATGAAAAATGGCATTTATATGATCCAGAAAAACCTTTGGGCCCTTGGTTGAATAGAATAATATCCAATCAAATAAAGAACTTAATAAGGAACTACTACGGTAATTTCGCTAGACCATGCCTAAAGTGCGAGGCGGCAGAAGGGGAGGCTTCATGTAAGATATATAAAGAACAATGCGCCGGTTGTCCATTGTACGCGAAATGGGAAAGGACTAAAAAAATGGCTTACAGCATTAAAATTCCGCTATCCCTAGAAGACCATTCCTTCGAAACAAATTCAATAGAATTCGATAATACAGGAGACACTGAGGGGCATATTAAAACGCTACATACCAAAATGAACACGATTCTAAAACCTAACGAATGGATAGTTTACAAAGGTCTTTATATAGAACACTTAGAGGAAGACGAAGTGGCAAAAAAGCTGGGCTTGAAATCAAACGAAAAAAACAGAAAGCCCGGTTACAAGCAGATTAAAAACCTAAAAAAAAGTATAATCAAAAAAGCAAAAGAATGTATTGAAAAAGGAGAGATTGAATTATTATGAAAATTATAGATAACTTAGCACGAAAACTATACCTTGGGGTTTCTAAGATTCCGGGGGCAGGAGTAGGCCTTTTTGCGGGCACAGAAATCATGAGTGGAACCCCCGTTTGCGAATACAAGGGGGAGATTTTCGACATAGAAGAAGAGAAACGAGAAGACGGTCTTAGTCCAAAGCTTGAAAGTGAAAAAAAATTAGGGGAAAAATATAGCTACACCCTGCAACTTGGTTTCGACAAACCCGCCGCACTGTACTCCATAGGCTGGGCATCTCCAGATAGAAAACAGAAAAAGCTCATAGACGCTCAGCCCTCGCTAACTGCGGAAACTATAGGTCTTGGAGGCTTTGTGAACGACGCCCTTGGCTGGCAAGGACGAATGAAGCCAGAGTACGCTGAAGAAAGAAAACAAAGAGAAGAAAACCTAAAATCAGTTGAAGGGTTAAAAGCCAACAAAGAGCTAGATATTAAAGCTGGATTTAATCTCGAATACTGGTCACACCCTACAGAAGTTTTAATTTACTTAAATGCTATTAAGGACATAAAACCCGGCGAAGAGCTATTCGTAAACTATGGAGATGCTTATTGGAATCCGTTTATTAAGTTTCTACAAAAGCAAGCCGAGGCCGAATCTAAGAAAGAAAATGAGTGATTTTAAACTAACAGCAGAACAAGAAGAGATTCTTTTAAATGAGTGGAACTCCAGACCGGATTCTCCACCAGCTTTATTAGAGCTTATAAGGTTAGCTTTTCCCGGTCAGGAGCTTGACGGAAGGACTAAAGAAGGCAAAGCCGTAAAAGCGTTCTTAGCGTCTAGAGACATAAAAGCTCGTGGAGCGCACGAGTACAAGGCTAAGAAAAAAATTGGACTCACTGAGGAGGGGGAAACTTTTATAAAGAATAACGTTGAATTCATGAGTTCTGTAGAGATAGCGAGGATCTTATTTGAAGACCCAAATCTAACGAACTTGAATCAGGAAGCTCGCACTGTCAGCGATTACATAAAAAGCTTGGAGGGCTCCCCTGTTTTCGAACAGCCGGACGAGGTTCCGGCGGAAGATTATAAGCCCCCGAAAACCTTTGATAAGACTTTGTTTAGGGTAAATAAGTATACGAATAATTCTATAAACAAAAATAAAATTACAACAAAGATTAAAAAACAAATAGAGTCTTTAATTAATTATATAAATACTTATAGATTTTGTTATCAAATTAACACTTATGTTACGCTAACAGATAGAGAATTATTTGAGTCAAGCTTCGTGAGATATACGAACGACAAGCCGGACTTAACACAGGAGGAGGTAGATCAATATATAGTGCTGTCTTCGGAAGTGGTCATTGCAGCAAGCATACAGCGCAGAAAAGAGCATCTAACCCAGTTGTTAGACGGTATAGTAGAAGACTCAGACGGAAGAGCGTCTATGTCCCTTGTTGAGGCAATAGGAAAAACCGAAACGGAATATAATCAATCTGTCAATCGACAACAAAAACTATTAAACGATCTAAAGGAGAAAAGAAGTGATCGCCTCAAAAAACAAATTCAAGAAAACGCAAGCATATTGAACTTAGTTAAAGTTTGGAAAGAAGAAGAGAGTAGAACAAAATTGATTAAACTCTCCGAAATGAGAAGGAAAAGCGTTAAAGAAGAGGCGGAGAATTTGTCTTCCATGGATGAAATAAAAGCGAGAATCCTAGGGATAGACGAAAATGACATATGAGCGAGAAGGAAGAAAACGGGGTAATTTGCAAAAGTTGCGAGAAAGCCTTTCAAACGGAAAGGCAACTGCACGCTCATATCAAAGTGCATAAACTAAGAGTAGTAGAGTATTACCAAAAGTATTTCCCGAGATACGATCTTTACGATGGAAAAATTATTAAATACAAAACAAAAGAGCAATACTTATCTACAGACTTTAATAGTAGGACCAATTTACGACTTTGGTTAAAAGAGAAAGACGCGGAAGAGTCCAAAAATTACTGTAAAGGCCTTTTGCTAGAAAGGAAGGAAAAGAAAGGTTTAGTTTATACTCCTTCCCAAGTGGAACTAAGGACTATACTGTCTCCCCCGATCCAGTATCTTCACGATACATTCAAAAATTATTACCCCTTCTGTGAAGATATAGGTTTTAAAAACAAATACCAATTCCCTGTTGAAATAACAGAAGGCAAGGAGTACGAAAAGCCTCAGTATTCTATTCATGTAGATACGAGGGAGCAGCTACCTTTAAAGTTTGATGATTATACAACTAGGTCCACCACCTTACCCGTGGGGGACTATACTTTTAGCGAACCAAAGCTGACATGTAATTGCTATATAGAAAGAAAGTCTTTAGCTGATTTCATATCGACACTAAGCGTCAGAAATTTCGAAAGGTTTGAAAAGGAAATTATTAGAGCAAAGGAGATGGAAGCGAATTTAATTATACTGGTGGAAGATACATTGAGTCATGCGATGAACTTTAAGTACCTGCCTTATGTATCAAAAAAAATAAAAGTTACTCCTGAGTACATTTTTCATAATGTGAGACATTTGATTCAAAAATATCCCCATATACAATTCTTATTTGTTAAGGGAAGAAAAGAATCTAAAAGAGTAGTCAAAAAAATATTTTTTAGTGGCTGCCTTTACAAGAGTATAGACTTACAACTGGCCTATGATATAAAAATCTTATAAACGACAATGAAGAAATACTATGTTACATATGAGCCCTGCACTGAAGACTTAGGTAAATATCCAGTAGATAAATGGGTCCAAGTGAACGATCCGACATCTCAAAATATATCATGTCTATGCGGAGACTTACATGTTACAGATGTTAGTTTTGAGTATTTCCCGCTTGACGATAGCCATCCATGCGTTAACAAGGTCAACTCAGGATTCGCGTTTGGATACATTTCTTACATTAATCAGAGTTGCGATATAGAATTAAATCCTAAACCAATTCCCAATACGACTCTATACAGAATGAGGTGGAAAATGTTTGGAGATCAATATCGATTTTGCATAGAAAATGAAAACGAAAAATATTCCGAAATGGATCATGTGGATCACATGCTTCTCTTCAGAGGAATACCTTTTGTTTCTAACCCCAAGTATAAAGGGAAATTAATTAATTAATAATAATAAAATGTGGTACTGTCCAGATAAATATAAAAATAAAGACGAAGAAAGCGTTAATGACCAGCTGCTAAAGATGAAGGGACACCTTTCTGACAACGAAGCCAAGCTTACATTAGCCAAATTCTTGAACGCTAATTTAGGTCTTACTACTGAATTAATTTCTGGGATCAAGTTAGCTCCGTTTCAGGAAATTACCCTCAAAGGAATGATGAATAGAAACTTCTCAATGTGTGTTTGGGGTCGTGGTTGCGGTAAAACGTTCATTGCTTCAGTGTTTTGTTTCCTTCAGTGCATATTTAATCCCGGCACAAAAATATTAGTAGCCGGTCCCACTTTTAGGACGGCTAGATTTATTTTCGAAAACTTGGAAAAGCTGGTTGAGTCTGAGGGGGCAGAGCTTTTAATGCAATGTTTCGGGGCGAAATCGAAGAGAAATGATCAGTTTCAATGGCAAATTAACGGGGGGACAATCACGGCCATTCCGCTTAACGGAGAAAAAATTCGTGGTTTCCGCGCTAACGTATTGCTGCTGGACGAGTACCTACTTCTTCCTGAAGATTTAATCAACACAGTACTTATGCCATTCTTAGTAGCTCCACAGAACATGAAAGAGCGTATAGAAATCAGAGAGATGGAAGACAAGCTTATCAAAGCTGGAGACATGAAAGAAGATGAAAGAATGGTTTTTGAAAACGATAGCAAGATGATAGCGTTATCTTCAGCAAGCTACACGTTTGAGAATCTGTATAAGACCTACAAAGACTGGGTTAATCATGTTTACTCTGAAGAACAAAGCGACTCCTCTTATTTCATATCCCAATTAGGATACGAAGCGTTACCTGAGCATATGATTGACCACACTATAATCGAAGCAGCTCAAGACGGAGGGTATTCGAATGCCTCATTCCAAAGGGAGTATTGCGCTCAGTTCACGGACGGAAGCGATAGCTATTTCAGCGCAATCAAAATGCACCAATGCACTGTTCCAGATGGGGAAGAACCAACCACACTTATAAAAGGTAAATCGAGCGGGAAATATATCGTAGGTATTGACCCGAACATGAGTGATAGTCCAAGCGCGGATTATTTTGCGATCACAGTCATGGAAATAGATGAAGAAAAAGAAACCTCAACATTAGTCCACAATTACGCGGGACTAGGAAGTCTGAATAATCATGTCAGATATCTAAAGTACGTACTGGAGAACTTCGATCCAGAATTAATATGTATTGATAATGCTGGCGCAGACATGTTCTTAGAAGCAGCAAATCACTCTAAACTATTTTTAGATAATAAAATAAACTTAAAGCCTATCGAGTTTGACTCTAACAAAGAGGGGGTAGATTACCTGAAAGAAGTAAGAAACCTGAAATCATCTTATAATAAAGAAAATAAACAAATAGTCTTTAATCAAGTGTTCTCAAGCGATTGGATAAGAAAGGCTAACGAGCTACTTCAAGCAAATATAGATTACAAAAAAATATGGTTCGCATCAAGAACTACAGCAAATGGCTCAGAATTCGATAAACAAAGCATGACTAAGGTTAACTTAAAAGACGTACGTGAAGAAAATTTGGGGGATTTTATCGAAACCCAAGATAATTTAGTATATCAGGTAAAGAAACAATGCGCTCTCGTAGAGGTAAAAACGACTTCTAGAGGAACCCAGACATTCGACCTCCCACAGCATTTAAAGCGGAATACCAGCGCAAACAGAGCGAGAAAAGATAATTATACTGGTTTACTTTTGGCTAATTGGGGTGTAAAATGTTACTTTGATATGAAAAACTATAAGATGGAAACACCTTCTGCGACCTTTGTTCCTAGAATGGTGTAATGTAAAATAAGATTTTATTTAAAAAAAAACTCTAAAAAAGACCAAAATGAGCGTTCCGAAAAAACAAACAAAAAAAGTGGGAAGACCCAAGAAGAAAGAGTCTGAAGATATAGTGCCGATTATGATCTCTGAAGCCTCCGAAACACGCCAAGAAAGTAACGCTTCAGATAGGACTTCTTATCGAAGAAACGTTTCTAGCACAATAGAGAGGACCGATAAATACAGCAATATAGACAAAGGTTTAGTCCCTTTTAGAACTGTAGACAACAAAGGCGCAATGTCGGTGAGGGATGCCGTTGTGTTATGTCAAAAAGCTTATTACAATTTTTCTGTTTTCAGAAACGCTATAGACCTGATGACAGAATTTTCTTGTGCAAGCATTTACTTTCAGGGCGGCAGCAAGAAATCTAAGACGTTCTTCGAAGCATTGTTAAAGAAGGTAAATATAGTTGATTTGCAAGATAGATTCTTCAGGGAATACTTTAGGTCAGGTAATGTATTTTTATATAGGCTCGATGCGGCGATCAAGAAGGAAGACGTTAGGAAGCTCTCACAGACTTTCGGAAGTAAAAAAATTAAAATTCCATATAGATACGTGGTTCTGAACCCAGCGGACATTCAATTATCAGGCTCCCTGAGTTTCTCTACTGACGTTAAAAAATACCACAAAGTACTTACTGACTATGAGCTAGAGAGAGTTAGAGTAGCTAAAACAGATGAAGACAAAAAGATAAGAGAGTCGTTACCTGAAGATGTTAAAAAATTATTAAACTCTGGGCAGGTATTGAATTCTATAAAAATTCCCCTAGAGTCTGAAAAAATTTCAGCAATCTTCTATAAGAAAATGGACTATGAACCCTTTGCGGTTCCCATGGGGTATCCAGTACTC